CCAGCTAGAGCTGTGTGACCCGGTTTCCCGAAGCCACCCAGATAAACTGGAACTTCTAGAAGCTGTTCAAGAATATTGGCCTCTTTCGGCCAGTAGTCACTGAAAATCTTTTTCAGTGTCTTAGCAGAAAGGACTCTTCCAAACCTATTTCTAATCTCGCTATAGAGTAAAGGGACTTGCGTCCAATTACCTAGTGCGGATTTGTAGATTCGTAGAGAAGAGGGAGTAATGTCCTTACCATTAATAAAGTATGCCTTGGCAAACTCTGCAATGATAAGGTCCCTAGATTGGGAAATTCTTGACTTAGTCAAGTTAATTTTCCCGCCAATACTACCCATGATAACTTTGTATTTATCACCGGCAGCCTTGTCAAAAATAACCATGTCATCTCCAATGATGGCATAGAAGTTTTGACCCGGTCTTCCATGAGCTAACTCGTAGGCGTGATTCACCACACAATGGTGAAGTAGAGCAAACGAGACAAAGGATGAGTAAAAACCCATCGGTTGTCCGACAGAATACTTGACTACACCTTCTTTTCCAGAAGGGAGTACATAGTGAAACTGTCTGTCACTGAGTAACCTGAGCCATGCGGCTCCAAGGTTACCTGGTAGAACTCGATCAATGATCATTGCCTGTAAATCAATAGGCAATCGATCGGTAGCATTAGAAAGGTCAAAAGAAGCAGACCACTTTGCAGTGGCGGTCTTCTGTCTGACCCACTCTTTTCCACCCTCCTGATCAAAAGTCCAGTCACCTGGAATAGATCGGAGAATCTCCGCAATGGAGTCGTGGATTGGCTTTAGAGTCGACTGGGAGATATAATCTCCCTGTGCGATTACTCGTATCTTACCTGATTTCTCAGGTAAGAAGACAACGCGACCAGATTTGTACTTAGTATCTGACGATCTAAATACATCTGTAATGGATTCGACATCACCAGAAGCTTTTATACTTCTGTTAGTCTGTGTTATCCGCTCCACAAGTTCCCTATTATGGGACATGATCCCTTCTTGATGAAGGGCTATACTATCCTTATGGATAGATAGTATGGAGATACCGTTAGGCCCTTTTGTGAAAATAGGGACTGATCCGATCTCAACCTTGAGGTTTGGTACGCGGTACCGATCTGATGTTTCTACTATTCCCTCGTAAAAGGGGTTTGTAGGATCTGCATCGGACTCCATTGTTATTGGAGATAACGCATTGATGCAATTATCATCATCCAGATTAGCGAGAAACAAATCGCTATATCTAAGGAGGGTTA